GGCATACATAGATCAGCGTGGATTCACAGATTCTTTTGACAACCAGAAGAACATCAACGAGAAGTACATAGACAGCGATCCGGGTCCATACGTGGGGGTGGTCAAGGCCACGACAGATCCGCTGAGAATGGGTAGGTTGGGAGTGAACATTCCCGCCCTCACGAACACGGCCAATCCAACGGTTGACAACATAGTGTGGTGCCAGTATCTGTCACCCTTTTATGGTGCCAAGAGCATCAACGCCACCAGCAAGTCCGATCCCAATGACTACAAGGCCACCCAACACAGTTATGGATTCTGGGCAATACCACCCGACATAGACACAGAGGTTTTGGTGATATTCGCCAAGGGCGAGACCGAGAAGAAGAGTGCGTTCTGGATAGGTTGTGTGCAACAGCCACTGACGAACCAACAGGTGCCGGGCTATGGCGCATCAAAATTCACAGAGCAGGCCGCTGACAGGCTTGACGCCAGGGAGAGGGCAAGGTCAGGACAGACCAACTACGGCACGGACTTTCTGCCAGTGGGCGAGAAGAACCGTAGGATGATTGACAATGCTTCCACGATAGAATCAGCCAACCAATTCCGTTATCCTGTCAATGACGTATTGGCAGAACAACTTTTAGAGCAGGGTCTCATACAGGACGACATCAGGGGTACAACGTCAAGTTCGGCCAAGAGGGAATCTCCAAGCCAGGTTTTTGGATTGAACACTCCGGGCAGGGTGCGTCCAGATTCTAGGAAATTGAACATAGGTATAAACGGAAGCCAGGTGCGTCCAGACAGGAATCCAGGACACAGTTTTGTGATGGACGACGGAGATCTAAATGGCAACAACCAACTGACAAGGATAAGGACAGCGTCAGGACACCAGTTACTGATGCACGACACACACGGGGTGGTGTACATAGCCAACGGCTCCGGCAACAGTTGGATAGAGATGAACAGTGACGGGAAAGTTATGATTTACGCACAGGATGGATTCAATCTTAGGTCAGACGGAAACTTCGATCTGCACTCGGGTGGTGACATAAATTTCCACGCCAAGCACAGCATAAAGTTTACTGCCGAACAAGACCTGGCTCTCAATGCCGAAGGTTACATGCTCACAATGGGACAGAAAGGCGTGTTCAACACTTCTGAAAAAGGCAGTGTGAGGAGTTTCGCCAGGGACGGTATTACTTCATACACATCAGGCACGCAACTGCATGGCGCCGGGGGAAGAATAGATCTTGCAGGCTCTCAGGTACACTTTAATTCAGTTGGCGCAAGTCCGTCGTGGGGACCTACTTGGTTGAATCCACAGGCGGCCGGAATAATCACTGACGAGTCACAGAATGATGTCAATCTAACTGTGGGAAGAGGAAGTGTGTTAGAGGCCAACACGAAGAAGACAAAGACCACAGTGCCAAATTTGGTCACACACGAACCTTTCACTAGGGCACCGTCGGCAATAATAGAGACAGTAAGTCAATGGGAAGATCCTGTGAAGTGGAAAAAACTCAGCAAGACCCCAGGCACATTGGAATACCTTGCCCAACAGAATAGGGAGAGTGATGTCGAGTACATCAGGAACCTACAGTTCTTTGCGGACCAGAAGAAATATCTCGAGTCACAGGGATTGATTGAAGTCAAAGGCACCGACTTGAACTCGATTGTGGAAAATGTAAAAATCGATACAATCAACAAAGGCAAGGACATAGGCAAGAACATCCTAAAAACAAATGAATACACTAAAGCAATCAAGGACAAGGCCTCGTCGTTATTTTCTGGTTCTGAGAATAACATTCCACCATCACTGAGAGGGAAAAATCTAGATGTGAACTTGGTCAAGATGAAGCAACTGTCAGAAAAATTCACAGCAGGTTACAACGAAATCTACAATGTTAAGAGCGTGGTGCAAAACTCGAAAACCGGTGACATATCACAATTACTAACCAGCAAGGTTGTTGCAGGAAAAATTGTCAGCGTGGCATCCAAACTAGGAGGCACACTTCTAGGAAGATCTTCAGCAAACAACCTGCCACCGTCTTTGCGTGGCACAGCGGCCGGCAGGATCACACAGGTTGCAACGGCGTTCAAAGGAGCGGCGGCCAGAGCCGCAACTGCAATAGGCAGTTTCTTCAAAGGTTTTAGTGATGTGCGTCTGAAAGAGGACATCCAATACGTGGGAAAATCTCCTCGAGGAATTAACATTTATTCGTTTAAATACAAAAAAATACCGGGAAGGTATGTGGGAGTCATGGCACAAGAAGTTCCATGGGCAAGAGAAATGACAGACACAGGATACTATGTTGTAGATTACAGCAAAGTGGATGTTGAATTTAGGAAGTTAAATTAATGGCATACGGAGACAACAAAAGCGGTTCGGGTTTGGCAAATAGGTCAGTGACCTTCAAGGGGTTTTCCTCTAGGGCCGACCAACAAAATTTCAAACTTTATGATTTTGAGTGTGCAAAACAGGATCTAATCAACAGGTTATCAGTGCGTAAGGGAGAACGTGTTGAGAACCCAGAGTTCGGCACAATCATATACGATGCAATATTTGAACCTTTCACAGAACAGTTAAAAGAAGCAATAGTAGAAGACGTGACTGCAAATCTTAACGCTGATCCACGTATAGCCACGGAAGAAATCCTAGTATCGGAAGCAGATAAAGGCATAGCCATACAGGCCACAATCACATTTGTTCCCCTTAACATCACAGAGAAACTAAGATTCAACTTTGACGAGAACTCCTTGTTACGTCTATCTTAATATACGCACATTTCCTAACATATAAATACCGTTGTATATACAATGGCCACAACAGACAGACAGAACAGATTACTAGTAGCCGAGGATTGGCGTAAGATCTACCAGGCTTTCCAGCAGGCAGATTTCAAGAGTTACGACTTCGAGACACTGCGTAGGACCATGGTGGCCTATTTGCAAGAGAACTATCCAGATGATTTCAATGATTTCGTTGAGAGCTCTGAGTACGTTGCACTGATAGATCTGATAGCCTACATAGCACAGGCCCTATCATTCAGGGTCGACCTCAACGCCAGGGAGAACTTCCTGGAAACGGCGGAGAGGAGAAACAGTGTTCTAAGGTTGGCCAGGCTGATCAACTACAACGCCAAGCGTAACAAACCTGCAACAGGTCTGTTGAAGATTGATGCAGTATCAACCACACAAGATGTGAATGACTCATCGGGCACAAACCTAGCGAATTCTACCATCATATGGAATGACTCAGCGAACTCCAATTACAGAGAGCAGTTCATTGCCATACTCAATGCGGCCAACCAGTCAGGACAGTTGTTCGGTAGTCCAAGAGAGTCCGGCGAGATAGGCGGCATAGACACAGAGGTCTACACACTGGCATCGAACCAGAATGGTTTACCGATGTATAACTTTTCAAAATCAGTAGGTGGCATTAGCAGATCGTTCGAGGTGGTACCATCCACTATAAACAGCAGTGAATCAATTTATGAGTCAGCACCTGTCGAAGGCACAGGTCTAACCTACGTGTACAGGGCAGACGGATCGGGTGATTCATCTAACAACACAGGATTCTTTTTACTGTTCAAACAAGGCACGATGCAATTCACAGATTTCACAGTAGACTCTGCTATTACAAATTATGTTAGAAGCATTGATGTGAGCAACATCAATGACACAGACGTATGGCTTTACAAGTTGGACCAGTTCGGACAGATAGCGGAAAGTTGGACCAAGGTCCCTTCGCTGTCAGGAAACAATGCAGTCTACAACTCCCTTTCAAAAAACGAAAGAAATATTTTTAACGTCATAACAAAGAACAATGATGCAATAGATCTTGTGTTTGGTGATGGCACGTTTGCAAACTTGCCACTTGGATCTTTCAGGACCTACTACAGGATCAGCGACAATGACAAGTACGCTTTACAGCCTAGGGACATGCAGAATATACAAGTCAACGTAGACTATCTTGACGCCAATGGTTCACAGCAGACACTGACAATCACTATGAGCCTCAAGG